CTCTCCGGCGGTCGCGTGCTCGAAGACTTCGGCCTCATCGCGGGACCGAACATTCCGATCATCGTCACGTACGGCAAGCGCTGGTTCGTCGACAACATCGAGCGGTGCATGGGGCACGTCCGCCTCGCGAAAGACGCGCAGCGCATCGCGAACATGCAGCGTTCGAAGCTCGCCGAGATCAGCGCGCTCTCGTCGGTCGAAAAGCCCCTCTTCGACCCCGAGCAGGTCGCGGGGCACCAGTGGATGTGGGAGCAAGACAACCTGCGCAACTTCCCTTACCTGCTCCTCAACCGCCTCACGAACCCCGACGGCTCGTCGGCCCCGGCGGGTCCGCTCGGCTACACGAAGCCGCCGCAGGTTCCGCCCGCGCTCGCCGCGCTGATTCAGATCGCCGAGCAGGACATGCGCGACGTGCTCGGCAACGCCGAGGCGGGCGAGCAGGTGCGCGCGAACGTCGCAGCAGAGACGGTCGCCGCCGTTCAGCAGCGGCTCGACATGCAGACGTTCATCTACGTGAGCAACTTCGCCAAGGCGATGAAGCGCTGCGGCGAAGTGTGGCTCGGCATGGCGCGCGAGGTGTACGTCGAAGAGGGGCGCACGATGAAGACCGTCGACGCCGAGGGCGGCGCGTCCGCCGTCGAGCTCCTCCAGCCGACCATCGGAGAGACGGGCGCCGTCGAGATGGCGAACGACCTTTCGCGCGCACGCTTCGACGTGTCCGTCGAGGTTGGGCCAAGCTCGCAGAGCAAGCGCACGGCGATGGTGCGCGCGCTCACGCCGCTCATCGCTGTGGCGTCCGACCCGCAGACGAAGGCCGTGCTCGAAGCCCTCGCGATGATGAACATCGAGGGCGAGGGCGTCTCTGACGTGCGCGCGTTCTTCCGCAAGAAGCTCGTGCAGATGGGCGCGATTCAACCGACCGAGGAAGAGGCGCAGCAGATGGCCGCAGCCGCGCAGAACGCGCAGCCGGACCCGCAGGCGCTTTACCTGCAAGCCGCCGCCCAGGAGGCGCAAGCCAAGGCGATGAAGGCTCAGGCCGACACGCAGCTCGCGATCGCGAACAGCGAGAAGACGAAGGCGGAAACTGTCAAGACCCTTGCGTCGGTCAACATTTCCGCACAGGATCAGGCTATCAAGACTGCCGAAGCGATTGCGCGAGCCACTTCCGCGCAACCAGCTCCGCAGTCGTAAGGCCACCGGCGAGCCTATCGCCGAGCAGAGGGCACGATGGAAGACACCGAGGAGACGACCGAAGAGACGACCGCAACCGAGACGACCGAAGAGGCAGGCGAGACGCCCGCCGAACCGCAAGCCGACGAGACGAAGCCGGAGGCCGCGGAGACGGAAGACGAGGACGCGATCGAGGATGAGGTCGAGGTCAGCATCGGCGACAAGCCGGTGCAGGCCGAGGAGCCGAAGCAAGCCGCCCCTGCGTGGGTTCGCGAGCTTCGACGACGAGAGAGAGAGCTTCAGCGCGAGGTGCGCGAGCTTCGAGCGAAGGTGCAGACGCCGCAGCAGGTCGAGAACCAGCCGCCCGCGGTCGGCGCGAAACCCAAGCTCGAAGATCACGACTACGACGCCGAGAAGTTCGAATCGGCTCTCGCGGCATGGTTCGAGCGCAAGCGGCAAGCTGACGAGCACGCCGCGAAGCAGAAGCAAGCCGAAGAGCAGCAGAAGCAGGCATGGCAAGCCCGCCTCGACGCCTACGGGAAGGCGAAAGCCTCCCTCCGCGTGCGCGACTACGACGACGCAGAAGCAAGCGTCACCGAGTCGCTCAACGTCACGCAGCAAGGCATCATCGTGAGCGGGTCAGAGAACCCTGCACTCGTCACCTACGCCATCGGAAAGGACCCCGTTAAGCTCAAGGAGCTCGCGGCCATCAGTGACCCCGTGAAGTTCGCCTTCGCGGTCGCCAAGTTGGAGACGCAGTTGAAAGTGAACCCACGCAAACCCGCCGCCGCCCCGGAAACCGTCGTCAAGTCGACGACTCGCCTCGCGGGCGGCTCTCATGACCAAGTTCTCGAACGTCTGTACGAAGAGGCCGACCGAACCGGCGATCGCACCAAGGTGATCGCCTACAAGGCGAAGCTCAAAGCGCAGACGAAGTAACGTTTAAGGAACACGACAATGCCGAACGCATTCAGCAAAGAAGAGAAGGTTGCCTTCGATCAGCTCCTCGAGGGCTTCAACGACGCGCTCGTGATGAGCCGCAACGTCTCGGTGTACAACTACAACCAGACCGACGCGGCCCGCACGACCGCGATGCCGTCGAGCGTCTCGCCGAACTACGGCACCGTCTGGCGTCCGATGCCGTACATCATGACCTCGGCGACGACCACGCCCGGCACGGCGATCACGATCTCGAACAAGACGCAGCTCACCGTGCCCGCGTCGATCACGAACGTGAAGACCGTCGCATGGGGCATGAACTCCGTCGAGCTCCGCGACGCCCTTCAGGAAGGTCGCCTTGCGGCTGGCGCGAACCAGAAGCTCGCCTCCGACATCAACGTCGCGGTGATGCAGACGGCGACCTCGCTCGGCTCGCTCGTCGTCACGACCGGCACCCCGGCGGGCTCGTTCGACGACATCGCGCTTTGCGACACGCTCATGAACGAGACGGGCGTTCCCGGCGACATGCGCTACCTCTCGCTCTCCTCGCGCAGCTACAACGGCCTCGCGGGCAACGTCGTCGGCACGACGCGCTCCTTCGGCGCGAACAACCGCTCCGACAAGGCGTTTGAGCGCGCGTACGTCGGCATGGTGTCGTCCTTCGAGACGTACAAGCAGGACTACGCGCTCCGCAAGACCGCGTACGCTGGCGGCGCCATCACGGTCAACACGACCGGCGGCACTGCCACGCAGGCGAACTACGTTCCGAAGGCGACCGACACGAGCGTCGCGGGCATCCTCAACGTCGATAACCGCTTCCAGACCATCACGCTTTCGAGCAACGTCGGCGTAGCGGCGGGCGACGCCTTCACGATCCAGGGCATCGAGGCGGTGCACCTCATCACGAAGCAGCCGACGGGCCAGCCGAAGACGTTCCGCGTCGTCAGCGTCGGCGCCGCGAACACCGTCGTCATCACCCCGCCGATCATGAGCGCGTCGGGCGCCGGTACGACCGAGGCCGAGCTCCAGTACAAGAACTGCGAGCGCGCTGGCGTCGGCCTCGCGGCTGCCGCGATCACGTTCCTCAACACCACGACCGCCGACATCAACTGCTTCTGGCACCGGTCGGCGATCGAGCTCCTCCCCGGTCGCCTCGCGATCCCCGAGAACGCCGGTGTCGCCGTCATGCGCGCGTCGACCGACCAGGGCATTGAGGTCGTGATGCAGAAGCAGTTCAACCTGCTCTCAAGCCTTACCGAGTACCGCGTCGACGTGCTCTTCGGCACGGCGCTCCTGAACCCGGAAATGGCGGGGGTGCTTTTGTTCGACCAGTCGTGATTCTCCGCTGATTCGAGAAAGGAGGAGCGGCTTCGGTCGCTCCTTCTTTTTTCTCTTGCGCGTGCTACCGTGCACGCCATGCCGCTCGTCAAAGGATACTCGAAGGGCTCCGTCTCGAAGAACATCAAGACGGAGATGAAGGCCGGGAGGCCGCAGAAGCAGGCCGTCGCGATCGCGCTTTCGACGGCGCGCAAGGCGAAGGCCGCGAAGAAGGGGAAGTGAAATGCCTCTCGTCTTCCGTAAGGGAAAGCACGGGCTCGAATACCGCAGCGAGGCCCCGCACCTCGTCGCCAAGCGCGTCGCCGAAGGCTGGTGCACGAGCAAGGCCGACGCCCTCGCGCCGAAGCCCGCTCAGCCTCCCGTGCCCGTCGCCGCTGCTGACGCGCCCGCGATTGCTGCGCCCGTAGCCGACGACCTTCCGGTAGCCGTCGACGACGAGCCCGAGGCGGACGACGCCCCGCCCACGCGCGCGGAGCTCGAAGCGAAGGCCGCGGAACTCGGCATCAAGGTCGACAAGCGCTGGAGCGACAAGACGCTCGGCGAGCGCATCGAGTCTGCGCTGACGTCATCGGAGGGTTAACGCATGGGCTATTCCAAGCGGCAGTACATCGAGGCGGCGCTGACGGAGATCGGCCTCGCCGACTACGTGTTCAACCTCACGGCGAACGACCTTCAGACGGCCCTGCGCCGCCTCGACGGCATGATGGCCGAGTGGAACGAGCGCGGCATCCGTCTCGGCTACCCGCTGCCGCTCTCGCCTCAGCAGAGCGACCTCGACGAGCAGACCGGCGTGCCCGACCGCGCGAACGAGGCGATCGTGTGCAACCTCGCGTGCCGCATCGCCCCGAGCTACGGCAAGCAAGTGCTGCCCGCGACGATGGCGACCGCGCGCGAGGCGTACAACACGATCCTCGTCCGCGCCGCGATGCCGCAGGAGCAGCAGTTCCCGCGCACGATGCCCGCAGGCGCCGGGAACAAGCCGTGGACGTGGCAGGGCGACCCGTTCCTTCCGCACCCCGTCGAGCCGCTTCTCGCGGGCAACGACGCGCCGATCGATTACGAGTAAGGGTTCACGATGCCAACGATCAACCAGCTCTCGCAACTCAACCAGCTCTCGGGCTCGGACCAGCTTCCCGTCTACTCGGCGAGCAACGGCGACGCGCGCAAGGCGTCGCTCTCGACGCTCCTCGCGTACATCGAGGCGCAGTTCGTTTCGCCGGACTACGTCACGCAGTACGCCTCGCCGAACGTGAACGGCTTCGTCGTCAACGTGGCGAGCACGACGCAGTCGACGTGGCTTCTCCTCACGCCGACGAGCGCCTTCGCGACGGGGACCATCGTCCTCCCGGCTGCGGCGCAGATCCCCGACGGGCTCGAGCTCCTCGTCTACTCGTCGCAGGACATCACGTCGCTCGCGGTCTCGCTCAACGGCGCGACGGCGGTGAACAACGCGCCCGGCGCTCTTTACGCTGGCGCGACGTTCGCCCTGCGCTTCGACAAGCTCTCGAACGCCTGGTGGACGGTGCAGAGCGCCGGCAGCTACGCGCAGGGCTCGTGGACGCCGGTCCTCGTGCTTGGCACGGTCGTTGGCACCGTGACCTACACGGGGCGGTGGACGCGCGTCGGGCGTCAGGTCACCGTCGAGATTCTCATCGAGACGGCC